CTATAGTTTATAAAGTTCTTTTCTAATATTTACCAGTGCTGATTTTGCTGATTGATAATTAATTTCTTCAGGTAAACAACTTAATTTAAATGCATTTTGAATATCTCTTATCAGAATTTCGCTACGCCGTAATAATTCATCATAACTAAATTGGCCGGCTTTAATTGCTAATAATTCATCTCTATTATCACACCAAACTTTTACCTTGTTTTCTTGTGCAATACCTAATGCAACATACAACAATCTAAATGTATGCATCATATTTTTACTATCGTAACTTCGCCCGTGATCAATATTTTGCTGGTAACGTGCATCATTACGTTGCTCAACCCACCGCCAGTAATCGTGGTATTGCTTACGGTATGCGCTATACCCTTCCTTATTAAAACTCAGATAACCCTGCACCTTAGCTTCTTTTGGAATACTGCTTAACAATACATCATTGCTATTCTCTTTTTTAATGATCCCCTGAAAAAGAGAAGTATTATCATAATACATTGCATATAAATCTTGAGCATGAGCTAATTTAGCTAACCCCAGTTGCTCTTGTTTCCAGTGACGGCGATCTAACCAAGAATTAACTTGTATTGTTTTTCCACCTTCAATTACATAACAAAAATCTAGAATAGTCTTTAATTGCTTTTCGACTGGATTGACGATCTTTTTATTTAATCCTTGAGATTTCTTAATTTGTCCTTCAGCGTAATGAACAAATGTTTGAATGCAGGTTTTAGATAAAAACCACTCTGGCTTTATTAATGACATTAATGGGTGTCGATAAATAACGACTTGTTCTGGTGAATTCAATAGTTCTAAAATATTTGGATTCGAAGCACATAACAATTCAATAAATCGACCAAGTTCATAATAGACTATATCATTGGTTTTATTGCTAACTTGTGGTGTGTACTCCAATCCATAGAAAAGATCTTTAGGGAGGTAAAACACACCTTTAATATCTGTATCTGATGTTTCTGTCGCAAGATTATGCGAACGGCTTCCTGCAATGCTTTCAAATAAAAGGTAAGGCCTTATGTCTTCAATTGTCAGTTTCATCTAATTTTTTCCTAAACCAATTATTTAAAACATCATTGTCTGGTATTTCTCGCTTTGCTAATTGCACATCTGTTTCCTGCCATAAAAAAAGGATTAGATGTTGCATTGTTTCCGTTGGTACCCAAGTAAAATGCTCATCTTTGTCTGATTTAAATTCCACTAATTCTTTGATAGCTTTTTGTTCTTCGATAGTTAAAACTTTTATCAGCTTATCCAATTCCATAGGCGGAATGTTGCTCGTTTTCACTGTCCAATATGCGGATAAAAGAGAGCGTAGCATATAGAACCATTTTTTTTAATTTTATTGGTTCTGCACTAATCTCATTTTTAGCGTTATTTTCAGGAGAATATCCACTCACAACTTTAGCAATTCCTCTGTAATGATGAACAATCACTTTTGGTTGATAATAAAGTTTTGCAAACTCAAATAACTCTTTTTGAACATTAGGATATTGTTGATAAATTATTGGCGATTGGAGCCACTCTAATAATATACAATTCGATTTGCGTAATAAGTGTAGAGCTTTGGTAATATCCCAAGCGCCTACATCAAACCAACTATTTTCTATCCATTCAAAGGTTTCTTTAGGTTTATCAATAGAAAGATAAGCATTGCGAGGCTGTATAAAAATACCTCGCACATCATAATCACTATCTGTTGAGGCAAATCCCCAAGCTCGACTACCACTTTCAGCAACATAGAGTAGTTTTACCTGATACTCTTGCTCTATCTGTGGAAGTTTTTTTTAAAATCTCATTATGCATGATGTCCTTATCTCCTATTTGTTATTTTTTCATTAATTTACATCTTAACGCTAATATTCTATGGTTATAACACAGACATAATCCAATACAAACTTAGCAATTTTTTATTTTATACATGTGTAATTAGGTGGTTTATAAATTAAAATAATAACCTCACAACAAGCACAAGACATCGTTCTTAATCACTGTCATTCATCACATTGTGGTGAGCGATTTGCTATTTATTCTTGTGAGTTATCGCCTAAACAAGATTTTTGGATAATCCATTGTAACTCTGAGCGTCATGTTACTTATAATCAACTAGAGCATTGTTATGTTAATGTAAATGCCTATTTAGTGGATACCTTCACGGGTAGAATTGATATCATTGCCAGTGGAGAAAGCGTCAATAATTTTCTGCAAGATATTTATGATACCCAAACTGCTGGCTGTCAGTTTTATCTTCTTCGCCCTACTTTTTCTAAAGAAAACAAAATCGCATTACTTAATTTAAAGCAATGGCTAGAATGTGGATATACCAACACCATTAAATTACTTACCATTAATAAAAATTGGTTTACTGGTAAACACCGTTATTTACAACATATATAGATATTATTAAATAAGAGAAATATTAAGACAGAAATTATTTTAGCAGATAAAACTGAAGGTATAGTCATTATTGATAATAGTACATGGTTTGGAGGTGATATAAGAAAATAATTAAGGAAGATTATTGATGGTGGAGTTTGATGGTATATTTAAAATATCAAGAATAGCATTCGTCATGAAAGCTATTCTTATATGTTAATATTATTGGAAATGTGATTTTTCTATATCGAGCCCTGATAAATCGAATTTATATTGAACTTTACCACCTTGATACGCATTTAGTTCAATAATTGCTTTATTTGCATTTTTTAGTTGTTCAAAAAACACCTGAGGTTCAAAAACAAAAACAATATTATCTCCACCTTGTTGAGGGAGATATTCCTTACTCAATATTTCATTATTATCAAATTTAATTGAAAATTGGCAATTCTCATATTCAGTTAATTCACCACAATAAAATTGTCCATTTATCATTTCAAGAAGTACATATTGTGTATCTAAATGTTTTCTTAAAATTATTCTAAGTTGGTTTTCTTCATAAGGGAAACCTAAATTATTTATATTACTAGATAAATTACCAGAAAAATAAAAAGATGTATCTCTCAATTCATCTTTCTTTTCAGAGTATTGCCAATTAAAGGCATTAGCACCAAAAGAAGTCATTATCATTAATAGAAACAGTATTTTTTGCATTGAAAGTCCTCAACATTATAAAAATATATTATTCATAAAAAATAAATTTAAATGATAACAAAATTTAAAATAGTCAAATGACTTAATAAGCTAGATTTTAATACTGTTATCAGTATACGAACTGTAGTATTTCAACCATCAATTCTAAATCCAAACAAAAAAGCCACCAGTAACATACTGATGGCTCTTGTTTTTTTAACCTTTATCAACTATTGCTGATAAACGTTATTTTATTCCCACTCAATTATATTCTAGTAACTTAACCCACTGATAAATATAAATTATAGTTAAATTAGATATCACTAACACCGTCACCGATACCGTCATTATAAAATCTGTCTACTTTTTCATCGGTAAGAATTGAGGAGTTTTTCCTTTGCTTCCAGCTCTGAAATACAAAGGTTAAGTGTTCTGGTATTTTCATCTGCGCGCTGAGCTTCACGCCCATATCGTTCAAGTGTTTCTCGTAGTTGTCGAGAAAGTTCACTGGCTTTGGCTTTCTCAATTCGGCAGGTATTGGTGTTATGGGTACTTGCAACTTCTGTTTGCGTGGTACCGGTTGAGAGCTGCAACCTGTCAAAGTGATTAAGAACACGATCAAGCAAAGCACCTGTACGTATCGTATCATGCTGTTGTGCGTCATGGTATATCTCCAACCTATCCTGCTGTTCATTGTCTGCGTGTTTACGCAGATCAATATTTGTGGCTACATCCTTTTCATCTAATTGATTACCAGAAATCTGTTTACTCATTGCTTGGTTATCAAAATAAATACCGCCAGCAACAAAGCCAGCGGTAAAGGAAATAGCCAAAGCAATTAACGCTATGACGGTTTTATTCATTAACTAACCCCATTGTGTTCTAATGAAAAATGATTACCGTCAGGACGAGTTTTAAAACGCCCGCCCCAATTTCCCCCCAATGATTCCCAATATTCACCAAGTTCTTTATAGTCGCTGGTGGCTGTAAGGTATTTTCCGTTAGCATCAAATAGGTTGAAATCAACTGCTAAACGTTGAGTATGTAGACTGTTGCTAATACCCGATCCTTTCTTTGTATTAAGCTGTGCTTGTTCTGGTGTTCGATAAGCCTCACCAAACGTCAGTTTATATCCCTTCTGCTGAGCAAAGGTGATCAGATTTGCAACCATACCTGTAAACGTATTTTGTTTATCGACTAATGACATATTCACCCCTTTATAAACTTGATGACATTGCCCTTACTGACCAACAACGTTGTGCAGATCAGGATATTGGCAAAGATGTTGTAGATATCAGCGTGATAATTAGGATCGAAGTAAGCGCGAATAGGTACGCTTGAAGAGTAAGCAAGAATGAGGAAAGCTAACCATCCACCTTTTTTACAGTGTTGTCTGCCGTCACGTTTAAAATAGAACACACGTAGAAATATGACGGTACAGATGATGGCATTAACAATAGTGAGCAATGTTTCGCATTTCATTGTTGCCCTCCTTGTTTCGGTATATCAGCCCTTCCATATGCTTTTACGCTTAACTTAACCACAAGCAAAGCAGAAACAAAAGCACCTACGGCATCGATGTGTTCGATTTCGTATTGCTCCGGTTTCACACCGAAAAGACCAGTAACAGAAATAAAGATAGTTGCTGCAGGACTAAAGAATATAAGACCACAAACGAAGCTTAGAAAAGCTAATACCGATCTACGTTTAAAGCTATATTCAGTAGCAGCAGTGGTAAAGAAGATGGCTCCCAACAGTGAACCCATAACAACTTCTGCTGGAAGCCCTGCGAAGTAACCAAGAAAAGCAGTAGTGCCGATCCCAGCTTTTGTGTAGACATCTTCTTGCATGAGTGTAGTACCAGTGATTAATGAGTAATCATGATACCACATGACCAATGATATAACCAAAAAAGCATAAACTATGATAAAAGTGGTTTTTGATACCGAATGACAGCTGATGTCATGCTGATGCTTGTTGTCGTCTCTACCCAATTTGTACCTGATTCCGTTATGAATCCAACAACAGAGCCATTAACTGTAATTATATCTCCAACCCTGAATGGATTATTGACTAACCCATCAAATCTACCGTTACTGCAAGATCCAGTATGGGAAAAGTCAGAATTACAACCACTCACAGTTACTGCCTTAATAACACCATCCAGAAAATTTATTTTTTGGCCTTGATATACTGTGATATTAGACGGAAGTTCAACGTTTGAATTAATAGGGATAAATACCTCACCATGCTTAAATATACTTGGAGTTGGGATGTTAACTCGGTTAGTAATGAACAGAGTATTACTTAAGTCGTAAGTTCCTGATAAATCAATCCCGAAACGCTTACTACCATCTTTAATAAATGCAAAGATGCTACTATTAATTAGTTTGCTGTTTCTTATAAACCCTAGTATTCCACTATAGCTTTGATCCTCTACCACTTTCCCTTTTATAAAAACTTTTAATTTATTTATTGATACTCCATCCAACTGTAAGTAATACCTTCCTGTTATTGGATTAACCACTTCAACAACACAATCATCCACATGAATATGGTTTCTATCAGAGTTTAAAAGAGCGGTATATTTAGTCGGCACACTCCCATCTATATTAATATTAGTTATATAGCAGTTTTTGACCAATGGTGTATTTGATGATGACTCAGAACTCCCTCTCCCCCCAATTTGATTCAATATTCTTGAGTTCCTTAATGTTGTATTATTTACATTTACAGGAGAACCTCGCATCCAAACACCAGCAACGGTGCCTTTGTCAAAATATTGTTCATCATGGTAAATAAGTGAGTTATTTATATAAACACCATTTATATTTCTTGATGTTGTTAAGAAGTTTGCATCTCTGCAATTAGATAGTACACAATTTTCTAAAACAACCTGATAAACCCTTCCGGCTTCTGTTTCTATGTTGATGCCAGATGCCGGATTTGAGCTAACCTCGAACATAGCAGCGTGAGATATATCGCAACCAACAGCATAATAATGACCATTACCTGTTATCGACCAATTATCCCTACCACATCCAAATATTTTGACTCCTTGAATAATTGTTGTTTTGGGCTCCTTAAACTCGCTTGCGTACCATCCATCACCAGTATAAAGTCCATCAAGTGGCATTTTATCTATCGTCACACCCTCAATGTAGAGTGATTTGTAATTACGTGCTCTTATGCCGTATCCGTCGCATTGACGACCAACATCCCCCCATTGCCCACCTAAAACAAGATTTGACATATTTCCATCAAATTTACCTCCAATAATTCTAATGTTACAAAGTGGACTTTCTACAATGTTAAATATAAAACCTGTATCAGCTCTGGTACTCAAATCATTACTGGTTGGTGAGTATGGGCGCGGGTTTCCTGTTTCAGGATCAAACGCACCAAACCGCAACCCGTCGGCTAAAACAAATTCAGCACCGATGCTAAAAATTACAACATCTTTATTTAAGCCTCGTAAATCTAAAATATTTTCAACACCATACGCCCTTGTATTGCCTGGATCATATTCAGCTGAAGTATTTCTGTGCTGTATACCGACGGTGTAACGACCTGGTGGTATAATTATTAATCCACCACCTTTTTTCTTTACTGCTGATGATAATCTTTGTAAGGCTCTTGTGCATTGTTCAGTAGTTCCTCCATCAGATAAGCCGTATTCTGTAGCATTAAATGTCTGTTTTAATCTATCGCATAACGTCTCATATTCATTAATCCCAACTAAACACGCGCCGTCTTTTGATGATAACTCTTTCTGTTTTACCGCACCGCCAATCCAATCAACACCATCAGGCTTTCCTAATTCAAGCAATACGTCAGAAGCCGAACCACTCTCTGGCAAAACTGTTATTGGCTGGCCATTATCATCAAACGCTAAAATTTTATTGGCGCGTTGTTCAGTGTTTGGTAACGCATTAATAGGCTTATCCTTTACCCTTAATGTCTTACTATCAATATCCTTAATACTGTTATCAACATAGTCTTTATTGGCACTATCAGTGCCGAACTTAGGTGGTGCTAAATTAGCAATACGATTGCCTTTAGCATCATAGTAATTTGATAGATAGGTAGGCTTACGTAAGCTTAAAGAGAAAGTGCCCAATGCTTTTTGAATTAACATTGTTAGATAATCAAAGGCATCTTCATGTACTTCAGCAAAAAATTTACCCTGATTACGTAAATCAGTTTCTTGTACAACGGGTAAATCGCGTTCTAATAATATCTTCCAGTCTTTGGCTAAAGGTTTACTAAGAACTACTTTTCCACCGAAATAAGAACCAACACCAACAATAAAATAATCAGTACCATTCTTTAATGTTGTTTCAATGCCGTCACTGTCAGCAACTACAACAATCAAATGCTTGCTTTCAAAGATACGGAATCGAAAATCAAAATCCGTTGTTACGCCATTACCTACATACTCTTCATGGCTTAGTTCAGTAGATACCGTCATTGCTCATCTCCTCTGGTGTTAATGAGGATATGATACGTTTAACTACAAAATATATCCATATTTGCAATAATGGTTATCAAATAGAAAATTAAATTAACCATTTGGATGAACATTTTAATGCATTTACATTATTATAGTTTACGTAATTATTTTCATTAGTGAGGACTTTAGCCATGGAAAAGAAGTATAAATACCCTGCACCAGCTAACTATCCAGATGTAGTGAACACCGATAAAGGGATTGAAAAGTTAATTACAAAATCAAACCTTGAAGCACTTTTAACAAAGATGGGAGAAGATGGTCATGATGTATCAGCTCCACTTGTAGAACTGATAGCAATGAGAAACTTTATAGTTCAAAAGATGAGAGGCAATAAAAATATAATACCGTTGGTGGAATGTATTTTAAATGAATTGAAAAAATGACAAAAAGGCACCAATTAATTTGGTGCTTTTATAAAATATTTAGAAATTGAGAAGGAAAATGTATTAATAATATAATTTGTATCAGATATTTCATTAAAAATATCCCACATTTCATTATTTAATTCTTCTAGCGTGTTTATATTTTTAACTAATAAAGCATGTTGTACGGCTTCTAAGCATTTAAATTTAGATAAATGTAATATTTCATTATATAAATTTAACTTATTATCTTCAATATCAAAATATCTAAACCCATTATGTACAGTTTTATTTCTAAACTCTCTAATTGATTCAAATAGACCATTCATATTATTAAAGACTAAATTATATGTATTGCTACTTGTCAATTTACTTAATATCTCTTTTGAAATGTGTTTCTGTTTCTTTTTCACAGGAAATCCTATAAAACATTTTACGATACCATCTATATGATCTCTCTCATCCCTAGAAAATAAATTTTCCAAACAAAAATAATTAAACAATATTTTTAATTGCTTATTATTTTCATCATTTGCTAGATGAGACCAATGAAGTGATCTCGAATATCTAGAGACAAGATTGTCATTATTATCTTTATTATCAATAACATAATTAATGATATTGTATTTTTGTATGTCAGTATTTCTAGTTATAAAACAGCCTGATTTAATACCATCAGTATTAATATATGGAGTGATATATCCCGTTTTTAAGTTTCTTACAATAGTTAGTTTTGATAGGGCTATATTAGAAAATGATAAAAATTGTGATTTTAAATCTAATACAGGTATGATTTTTTCATCTGCAATATTAACCGCATCTTCTGGATTATTAGCATCAACAATTACTGATACTCTATTTGAAAACTTATAATCTTCAAAATCAATTTTTTTTCCAAGTATAGGTACGGTAAGTTTCTTAAAAAACTCAATCTCTATAGGTAAGTCATTATCAGAACTTCTTATTTCAACGTCACCAAATATTTCTGTATTTACAAAGAAATAACTATTTTTATCTAATATCCTAGTAACTAAATATTTTTCCATTATATGATCCCAATAAATTAACGATGAACTTCTTTAAATATGATTCCATTTTTTTCAGCAAGAAAATTTGCCTTTTTAATTAATTTTTCATTATCTTTTATTTCATACATTATTATTTTATATACTCTTAATAACTCATCATTACTTAAGGGACAATTATCTAACAAATAGTTTATACATACCTCAGCTTTATCACTATTATTTCTTGATAACCAGTATTCTGTTCTTTTAAAGTATAATTCTATGTCTTTAATTTTTTTTTGTCGTTGATATTAGATTGTCATATTTAGCCGCCATTTTAACATCAAATGTTTTTATTGCTATGTCGAATCCTAATAACATTGTATCCTTACTATTTGGTTTCAATTCCTCCAGTTCATTAAAATGATACTTTGCTTCAATAATTCTTTGTTTACTCATTAATAATTTAATTACACTTGTTAATTTCAATACATATTTTTTACTTGATTTATCAAGTGTAAATATTTTTTCATACTCATCTTCGGTCATAATATCGCCTAACTAAATAGATATTTTCTCAATCATAAATGATGATTAACATTCTTCACACTCCCATAATGGTTAATAATTAAATAAACAAATTGCAATAACATAACCATTTTGGTAATTTACATTCCCTTATTTATGCGCCATAGTGATTATACATCAGCAAAATCTGATGTCGGGATTGGTCTCCTGATAACTACGAAGGCGCATACACCGCGCAAGCGGTTTTTTTGTATGCGAAATACAGCTACACCTATTCAATGGTGGGCTGTGCGGAGGCACCTCACGGTGCGCCGGTTCCCTTTGTAGCCGGTAAGACCAACTCCGTACAGTTCACCACCAGTCTGATTGGTCTCAGCTGTGGTGATTAACCTAACTACAAAGGTGATCTCCATGACAAGTTTAAGTATTTCTCCATCTAATTTACCCTCCATTGTTCATAACAATATGCCAGTTATTACTACTGAATTATTGGCTAATGTTTATGAAACAGATACCAAAAACATCCAAATGAACTACTCAAGAAATAACCAGCGATTTATTGCTGGTAAACATTTCTTTAAACTCACAGGTTCTATTTTAAAGGATTTTAAAAACAGACCCACTAATTGTTGGTCTGTTGCAAAGCAAGCTCGTAGCTTAATTCTATGGACAGAACGTGGTGCTGCACGCCATGCTAAAATGTTAGATACCGATCGTGCATGGGATGTATTCGAAATTTTAGAAGATAACTACTTCACTAAACATAAACCTAATACTTGTATTGGTAACTCATTACCAAACAACGCATCAACAGAAGAATTACTAGCACTTGTCGATCAACTGCAATGCACCATCCATGAGGGTGAATTTATCCCTGCGGGACAAGTTGCCAAAGAATATAGCTTTCCTCGCACTCGTAAAAATCGCATCGAATTACTGGATGATTTTATGCGTAACCCAAAGAAAGATGTTTTACACAATCTCCTCACCTATCTAAAAAAAGACGGTCACAACGTTGATGAAGCTGAAAGAACACTGCGTTGGGTTCGTGAATCGCTGTTAGAAATGAATGGTGCAATGCAAGAAATACGCACACACCATCAATATGTAGAAAGTTTGATTAGCCGGTTATAGTGACAAGTAAGCACCAGTTTAGGCTGGTGCTTTTGTTAAATTGGTTTAAATGAAGATATAAATTTTTCCAATATCTCTAAATCTGTTTCACTGGCTTTTCCTAGCAAGTAATTAGCACTAATTCTTAATATTCTCCCATTGAAAATTCCAGTATAAGTATTTTCAAAAATAGGGTATTGCATTTTATTTTTAATAAAAAAAGAATAATTCAGAAAGTTATTTCCATTTATTAGTGAATTAGGATTTATTTTAACCATAACAATATCACTATCAACTATTTTTGGTGCACTTCCTTTTATCATTATTTTTATAAATTTTTCAGCAACAGACGGGGTCTTCATAGCTTGAATAAATTCAGTATTTGATTTAAAAAAATCACTACCTTCAATTTTCTGTCCATAAGATATTTGGACTTCAACTATTGATGAACATTGCTTACATACATATAAATCTGCAACAGGTGTTCTTGCGACTTCCCATCCTAGTTCGTTTACTTCATATAGCTCGCCTTTTTCATATGCAAACGTATATATTGGCATTGTTAACAACAAGCATAGAATTAATTGTATTATTTTCATTTCATCTGCTCCTCAACCTGATTTAATAATGGTGACAAATAAAACAAGTTTTGGAAAGGTAATAGTTTGAGTAAAAATGGGTTAACATTGTGGTGTAAAAACTACATGGGTCAATCTAAATGAAAACAAAAAAATTTTTAATTTACTCACTTGTATTTGCATTAGGCGCAATTAGCTACCCACTTGTAAACATGGGCTGGGAACAGATAAACAAGGATGAAAGCATCTTTCTAACTGATTCAAATGCTAATTTCTTTAAGGAATATGTAATACCACTTCCAGAAGATGAAAAAGCGAATAACAATTACGATGTTTTCATCGCTTATAGTGATGATTCTAAAATAGAATTAAATATTAAACTAAAAATGTTTACTCATGATGAAACAACTAATTTTTTAGAGTTTATCGCTAACAAACCTTCCTTAATGAAGGATTCATTACGTGAAATGTATTGTAAAAAACTAAATGGTGAACCTCTATTTCCAGACTCAACACTGTATCCATTCATAACCGCAAGAGAGAAAAATAAAAATATAATACTTAATTATTATGATAAATCAGGTGAAACGCTTATTTTTGGATTTGGTATATCCCCATTAAATTGTATATAAAAGCCGATACATATCGGCTTTCTAATAAATTTATTTCAGATTTTCTTCAACTTTATTAAGTATCGGAGCAAAGTAAGGCAGATTCTGCCCTGGTATTATTTGTCTTGCTGCTCTGATCGGGCCATCATCAAAGTTACCACTTAGAATGCCACTCGATATCTCACGTAAGTTTTCTAATGTACCAAATGTAGGGCCAGCAATCGAACTCAATACGCCTCTACTAGCATAGCGTGATTGCGTTCCTGTTCCTATCATAGGACCTAATCCAACCGTTCCTTCACTGGCTTTCTCTAATATGTTATTAAATTCCATTAATGGACCTAATATACCTGAGCGATCAACACCCTCAATAATAAGTTTCTCGGGTGACCAATCGATATCCCTGCCAGCTAATGTATTTTTAATCGCATAAGTTAATGAACCTAGCATAATTTGCAGAGCCATTCCGTAATAAAAATGAGCATCTCCAGCCTGTATTCCGCTTATTGTTGCACGATTAAATGAGCCAAAAATAAACGATTTAAATTGGAATATATGTTTTCCAAACAGACCACTAGACCATAATGGAGTATCACCAATACCAGGAGTTATAACTGTATTATTAACGTCTTTCATGACGGCAGATTCAAAAGCACCGCGAACAACAGGATCATCCCATTTACTGCTATTACCTATACGCAGTCCATCAACTGTTTCACCATGTTTAGCAAATTGTTGTTGAATACGGCCCAGCATGCCTTCATCAATACCTAGCTTGGCTAGCCTAGCATTAGAAGCCTGAGACCCTAGAATAATATCCGCAGTATTTATACCATTTATTGTCTTATGGAAAGAGTTCCATTGATTCATTAGAGTCAAATTTCCAAATTTACCAGTCATATAATCTAAACCAGACTCTAAGGCACTACGTTGAGCATATCCATCTGTCAAATCAGCTATTGCTCGACTACGGTCTGATAAGTATACATCTAGACCAACGCCCATTTTTCTTAGCTCTTCCTTACCAGCTTTCCACACATCACTACGAGATAACCATTTACCATAAACGTTAAATGTTTTACTAAAGCCATTGACCATAACGGCACGAGCAACATCAGGGATTGCTGAAACAGTCATCCCACCAAGCATAGTTAAGAAGTTGAGATTACGCAGAACATTACCAGCTCGAATAAATGCATTTGAAGGGTTATCAGGACGTTTATAGACACCTAAAGCCCTATCTCTCATCGCCATGATGTCTTCTACATCACGTAGCTTCAACTTACTTAAGCGTCTAATTTCACCTGATTTTTCTAGCGCTTGAATAGCTTCTTTTTGTGCCGCATCAAGCTCTTGATTAATAAATTTAAAATACTCCTTTTCTGACATGTTATTTTTCTTATCAGCATATTTAGTTTCAAGTTCTTTTCTTAGTACCGAAGGATTACCTTTCATGAGTTCGTCATATTCATCCTCGATGCTGCGTATTGTTCGCTCCATCGAAGATTCACCAAAAGCACGCGTTAACTCAACATTAGGAGCAGCATCTCGTATATGATGTTGCAAAACATAGCGGACATCATTCTCCAAAAATTCTTCAATTAATTCATCAGGTATCGCTAAAGTTCGAGATTTAGTTGAGCCAGGTAGCTTAACTGAAAAAGCATTGGCATAGTCTTGTGGTCTCATGGCTCCAGTGATTTTGTTAATTACTTCATCAGCAGCAACTTCCAAGTCTTCCAAAACTGCCTTTTCGCTTCTTGACCAGTAGTCCGTTAATATTTTTTTAAATTCGCTTCGTCTAGAAAGTATTTCACCTACACGATACAAGCGAGGAAAGTAGCTCATGCCACCTACAAGCTTTAAATCACTTGGTAAAAGACCCACAGCTTGTAATTCAGCCCTCACATTATCTAAAGCCGGTCGCAGTGCACGAGCTGTTTCCTGGACAACAGGGTTTGCACTTGTATCATTTCTACGCATTGCTTTTGTCACTTCAACAGCAAAATTAAAACGTCTGCCTGTTCCACCAGCAGCACGATATTTAGCATAGCCACTATTGGTAGTTATAATGACTGCAGCTTCATTACGTGACCACATTCTAATTTTAGTTTCAACAGCTGCAGGTGTCGCAATTCCTTCAAGATTCTTTGCTGTTGTGAAATTATTTTCAGCTAATAACTGAGCTGTTCTACGAGAGGTAACGGCTGGTGAATCCATTAAACGCCCGATCGGTGTCATTTTCATGACAGAATTAGCCCAATTCGGTCCTTTCATTGCTTCTTGAGCTAATGTTGTTTCTGCTACCCTTTGAGCGCCAACACTACCACCAGAGAGCGATTGAGCCAATGAGTTACTAATTTCATTAGTAGCTCTCTTTTTTACCTCTGCGCTTATCAAGTGACCAGCACTACCAACCATACCGCCCAAAATAGCGCCTGCAGTTGTATGTATTACGCTTTCTTCAAATGTTCTAGTGTATTGTTGCTGATGTAATATAAACTCACTAGCTGCAGTGCTTAGACCAACCGTTGCTGCGGTAGTAGATGCTTTTGCAATAAGCCCTCCTTGCGCACCTGGAATCAACAGGCTTCCTAGTGTTATAGGATCCAATAACCCCGCAGTGAAAGAAGCTAGAGTACCTTGCCAACCTGATTCAGCTAAATGCTGTCTATCCTGATTTTCATTATCTATTTGTTGTTTTATCCATGCTGTTTCTTGAAGAGAACGTGAGTCTGCGAATTTTGTAGCCCACATTCTGTAACCATCTAACTCATTAGGATCATTGTAAGGGTTATAATCATCCTCTCTTTCAAAATCAGGCGCAGGATTAAATAACCCTGAAAGTATATTATACTGCCTAAATGCAGCGCCCATCACTGACGGGCCTTCTTCTTGAGGTTTTGGGTTAATTCCAACTTCATACGGCGTATCCCAGCCTTTAGTATATGGAAGCGTAAAGTTATTAGCAGGTCCTTCTGTTTCTGGATAAATTGGCATTATTCATTACCTCCCCAAGAAAAATAGCTACTTAATTGCTCTTTCTGCCTTTCAATACGTTGTTCATGAGCTTGTTCATACTGCTTATCAAACTCATCATGACGATCATAGAATGCTCTCCTTGCTTGACCTTTAGCATCTTGCTTAATTTCATATTCAGCGGCTTCTGCAAGTAAATCTTGATATGGCTTATAACTCTCTAATTCAGGCTTATATCTTATTTTAGAACCTGATTCATCATGATAAGGCTGTAAAGTTGGTATTCCATTCTTATCTTCTTTGGAAATAAATATGGCGTAATCACCATTCCTAGGTGTGAGATGATCGACAACTAAGATAATTTCACCATCAACTATGGGTTTAGGTTTATTCTCTGAAGTATCAATTCCTCCTGTTGTGTTATTTACTCTGAATCCTATATCTTGATTGCTTTTACGCTCTTCACCATATTTTAATTTCCATTTCTCCTCTTCCCATTGTTTTGCTTGCCATCCATCAGGCCCTCCTTTATATAATGCTTCTGGGGCATATTTCATTAATTCTGCTTTGCCGTTTATTTCAGTGATAGACCATTTTCTTGATATTTGCTGATTGGTCATCTTTTTGGCGATTTCATCATTACCACCAGCAATTCGATAATTAAGGTCATATAAAGATTCATAATCATTTCTAAATAAGGCTGCTTCATTAGTCTTATCAGTAGCAGATGGATCAATACGAAAAATCTGCCCTAGATCACTCACAAAGCCTTTTGCTGACTTCAATCGATTATTTTTATAATCAGTAGAAGATTGATCTTTTGATAACTGCTCTTTTACATCATCTGTTTGTTTATATGTTAAGTTATAAGCATGTTCTACAGATTTTGTATCATCTACACCTACGCTTCTAAGTTGATTTACTTGTAAATAAAATGCCTGCTTTTCTTTTGACATACCTGTTATTGCTGTTGGGTTTGTTTCATATAATCGACTAACAAAGTCAGCGGCAGGCAACACTGTTTTTGCATCTTGGGTAACAGCGGCAGCGTTAAGATGGGATAATAATTGCGTAGGAATAATCCCTGTATTTCCAACTAGCTTAAGAGCACCTGTTACCTGTTCTTCATTGCTTAAATTAAGGTTAGCAAAATGAGATGCATAATAACTATCGGTGGCTGCTTTATTACTTTTGCTACTTGGATCAAGTGGAATGCCATAATTAATTGCATTTGAAACCATTTGAGCACCTTGATTAGCCTCCCATGCTTTATCAAACTCATTGAACTTAATACGCATCTTTTCATATCTCTGCTGTTGAGCAGCAAAGTTAGGAGCGTTAGGGTCTTTAGGTCTATTCTGTTCTAAAATATCAGAGCGGCTATCAGGGCTAACCTCTCTTGCTGCAGCAATTATGCTTCCATATTTCAATTGTTCTTGCACTTCCGCATAGGCTTTAAGACCTTTATATTCCCCATACGCTCTGGTATAAGCAGCTTCACTAGGAACATTTGTAGGCTGCAACCCTTCATCTGTAGCAGCATAAATATTTTTATTAATTAAAGATATTTCATCAGAATACTGCTTTCTTCTTTCACTTTGCGCAGCTTCACCTTGTTTTCTGATTCGGTATTGCTGCATAGGTGTTAGTAGATTCCACCATGGGCTATTAGTATTAGTAATTTGCCTACTTTGCGTTTGGTATTGTGACGCCTCTGGTTGTGGTAACCTAGTAAACCCTAGTGCAGCTTGAAGACCTGTGTTTACTTGATCGTCTGTAACACTATGCTTTCCTTCCATTTGCATAATAGCTGTTGTGATATTCTTCAACGTTTCGATATTGCTAACATCAATCGGTATATTCGGATCAACACCTAATTTATCTGAGACGAAAGCAATATATTTATCTGTTTTATTGCCATCTTTTTCTGGCGCATAACGGCTAATTATCTGGTTTATCGTAACAATACCGTTATTGCGATAAGTAAGTAGATTTTTACCTAAAGCACGTACACCATGCTCTGGTGTGGCAAAACGAACAAATTCACCATCATCTCCTATTTGCCCTTCCCATTTGTTATCAGAAACTCTGATATTACCCGGATTATTATTTCTTCCATTTCTATCATCAGGATCAGAAGAACTATTTGATGTATTACTTGGAACACGAATAACACCACCAATATCTGATGGTTCACCTATTACATTAAATGTTCCCATAGCATCAGTTGCCATTGCATTCTGTGCAGCAGTCCAAGCAACTTGATTGTTAAAATTATCTACTTTTGCTGAAATTTCTTCCTCGCTAATACCACGAGCACGATTGAATTCAACAATACTATGTTGCCCCAATGTCATAAAACTAATAAAAGCTTGAGGATTATTGAAACTATCAGAAGCATTTTTTGCATAGCCAGCGACAATCCCATCATTCCGACTAGTTTCAAATGATTGAACTTCTTTTAATTCATAAGATTTAGTCTGATTAGCATACTGTCTTTTAATCACATTAAATTGTTTAAGAAAATCTTCTTGTGAACCTTCAGGCAATTGTGACATTAACTCTTGCCCTTTTGATTCTATATTGAAAATTATTTCATCAGATTGACCAACTGCATTTTTACCTTGCTTCGTGTATAAACCCGTTTGAGGATTATTAAACAGATCATCTGCATGGTCTTGGAGTTGCAATAATGCATCTTGCGCCAGTGCAACATTGGCTCTTTGTTTTGCTTCTGCAAATAAACCGACATATTGCTCACCAACACGACCAAAGCCAGCGCCAAAAGCATCAGGTGATGATTGAACAGAAAACCCATTATTCGGTAACTGCTCAGGCATAACCGTTCTATTATCGTATGTAGGAACCTTTGGCATAATTAAAATCCTTTTGGTGCTTTAGCGAATGTTTTGCCGGCTTTCGCAGCACCTGAGCCACCACCACCGAACGGACTCCATGTACCACCAGCCAACTGATACGCGCCATAAGCTTGAATAGGGGCTGTTAATAACGTTGTCATTGCCCCCATATTGCCTGAGCGTCTTGCCATTTTTGCATTAAGTCGATCATTCTCAGCTTGCATACGATAGCCATACGCTTCACGAGAAGCGTTATTAACCATAGTTAACGCATCAAGCTCACCCATTGCAGCAGTATCACTTAAAATATCTAAAGCCCCAGCAGTGCTTAAATCAATGCCACTGGCTGACATTGTTGCCGCCTGTGTACCCGCTAATTGGCGAGTACGTCTACGCTGTTCTTGTGCCTGAGCGTTGCCTTTATTAATCGCATCAAGTGCAGCATCTTCATTAATTTTGGCGTTTTGATTAGCCACTGATGCTTGAAATTTACCATCGGTATATTGTCCGTATGCTTGCAATGCAGAAGTACCAATTACTGCTGCCGCTAATGTTGTTGGTTCACACATTATTTAGCCCTCAATGTAAAACGATGGAAAGGTAACTGAAGTAAACCTGCTGGCTTTGCTTCTTCAATCTGAAACCCCAACCAATGGAGCCACGCCTTAGCAATATGATTACGTTCATCGACATAATTCATCAGTGTTGGGTATTGCCCTAACATCTGTTTTAAGATGGGTTTACAGCGTCGTAGAAAGGTTTTCTGGTGTTGCTCTAATAAATCAGTCCCCACTAGCCAAGGGATACCTAAACCAGTCAGTAATGAGCCAGAAGCAACACCAAAAATAGTCACCACCTCATCATTAATAATGCCGACATAGGCTTTAGTAGAAACAGATAAGCCATGCCGTAATACCTGTTCAGGTGTTTGCATTGACATAGCGTAGAACTCATCAACATCAGCTTGTCTTACATGTGGCAATAAACGAACAATATGTTTATGAGTGGCAGGAATAATTTGTACATGATGTTTTTTCATATTAGAAACCACCAGCATCAATACGCGGAATAACAGAGAGCACCGCTAATGGTAACGGGTCAACCTGTCTAATAAAGACACGTCCGTTTTTGCTCCAATCTGCATCTAAATTAATTTCAACAATGCCTGTGGCATCATCAACAGGATTGTCGTAAAACTCGAATTGACGTTGAGGATACTCATATAGCCGTTCTTTTTCAGTACCAGCCCAAATACCCCTACTACTATTTACAATTAAGCTGGCAACCTTAATAAGTTTCTTCTTATCAAGTAGTGTTTCTTGCCCATTGATATGGATATCAAGTGTTTCTAATTCACTGGTAATAGGTAATCCGATATGTACTACGGCTGATGGCGTATCAATTTCCACTGCACCATTGGTGACAATGGCCTGCGGTGAAACATTAGCATCAGAAAGAATATTAACTGTCTTACCTTCAAGATGATTTAAGCCAGCAAATCGATAGCGGGCTATGCTCCATTCAGTAGTGGGCGTATTTTGTAATGCTGGTGGAATATTGCGATTAGCAGAAATAACCACTTGATTTGCAGATACATATTGAACAATCTTACAGCGAAGCTCTTTATGTTCATTATCTTCAAAATAAGGAATATTGACGGCACTACCAATATCAGAAGCACTAAAGACCGGATTGCCTGAAATCACTAATTGATAGTTTTCTTGATAGTTCCACTCACCCACTCCACCAGTGATAGTTGCTGTTTGTGATATATCAGTATTTCTACCGTCATAACTTAAGCCAGAATCCACAAAGAAAGCATCTTCTGTGCGAGTAAATAAACGGCTAGCCAAGCGCTCTACATACCGAACCTGTTTGCCGTTTACTGTACGCTGAACAATAAAATAGGCTGAATCTTCATTGCCTTCACTGATCGAACACGTTGACTCAAATTTCCCTTCTGTCGATTGTGGCGCCCATGCAAAAACTTGTTGTTCTCTTAAATAGGTTAAAGCCAGCATTAACCCATCGTCACGTATGCACCATGCAATAGAATATGGAACCGTAGTAAATGACCAATCAACAATACGGTGGCGTTGAAATAGGTGATTTGCCAACATAGTTAAGTCAGTGCCTTGATACCCATCCACATCAAAGGAATACGATAAATCACGCACAGCACTGCCTTTCTCTTGTATATAAAGCGCAATGTTCGCAACAGAGATTGGAGGTAAATCACTTGAACCGTTAGCCCCTTGTGATGACATTGAAAAACTGGAAGGTGTAAGTACTTTGTTCTGATCGCCTGTTATTTGATATTCACCGCCTGAGGTCAATGCCACCAGCGAACCGACATCAATCAAATGGCGAATTTCATTAACTTGACGACCTGCATACGTGTAGATAATGCGATCATCATCTTGAATAGGATTGTTGCGCCCAAAGTCTTTATAGTCACCGCTACGACTGGCCCATATCGTTTGTGGATAGGCACGAGAGCCGGCAAAGAATAAACGTTGTTGATAATAAACAACGGTGCTTGGATAACCATCAACATCATTCCACACTGCACGCGCCCATTTATGGCTTGCATTATCTTCACCAACGGCATTGGATGGAATATAAGAGATCACCTTTCCTGTGGCTGTTTTACCATCTTCACTTACAGTTTCAATTTTTACGATACCAAAACCACTATGCAGATATTCCCACTGGATCCCTGTATCACCACCCCAACCATCCCAGCTCATTCCTTCAGTGTGAGACGGTCTTAGTGTTCCTGTTTTACCGCCACTATTGGCACGATAGTAGTTACTGTCAGCACGGCGTTGATCATTAAGGTTGGTTGTTTTATCTGTTTCCCATACAGGAACCGCATCAATATCACGTTGCTCTAAATAGAACTGCTTACCTATTTGCTCGGTACCAAAAATATCATGCGTAGACGTTAACGTAATTTGCCCCGTGCTTGCACTGGCATAAACTTTCATTGCCTTATCGGTATTGATATCTTCAAAGGGGCCGTTCTTGGTTTCAACGGAGACTAACTTCCAATCATCATGATCGTAACGCTGTAACTCCATTGGTGGATAATCAGTATGAACAATCGTCATAACATCGGCTGATTGCGTATACTTCAAATCAAATAAATCAGCTTCTTTATAAGGTGTCGCTAATTCAAACACTTCGCCTTTATGTTCACCATCAGCATAGAGAACCTGCCACCCTCTTTAAATACGCGAATATAACGATCGCCAAACTCTAACGCATAGGTTTGTACGGTGCTGAATTGGAAAGGAATAAGGCGAGACTTCTTATTTTGATACTTTGTTTCAGCAATAAATCGTGTGCCTGGTCTATTCTCAACGCCACCATATTGACGAACAATAAAGTTATGGCACTTGCGCAGTGCAGTTGAATACTTCGCAAGATCAACACGACCATATAGCTTGGTGCAATTTCACCGCCTGAAAAACTAGGTTGAATAAGACTAAATGGCATTATGACAACCTCGCTTGTGTGAATTCATCCATATAATCAGTTGGCTCTGCTGACTCACTTAATGAATGTGCGGCCGCACTTTTAATAACACCTTGGTAAATTTGTAGTGCTTCACCACCAATACCTGCATTTGATGCCAATGGACGAGCCAATTCAGCAGCTAAACGCCATGCAAGCGCATCTTTAAATAACGCATCAAACATATTGACGTCAGTAATACGTGCAACATACTCAAGCCATGCACTAGGATGATCAGTAAAAATTAATCGACCAGTACCGTTTTCATCTGAACCAACATGAAAATGGATTGCTGTATCTGGTCTACGGTACTTTTGATGAGGTTCGACAATGCCAATGGCTTTTAGGCAATCATTAGGATAGCGATAGGCATACGCCCAATTAGGTGGAGGATTATTTGTATTGGCTAATGCCACCTTTTTAGTTGCAAAGTTCCAAGGAAAATCGGCCAATACACTATCACGGCATTGCGCATAATGAAGGTTGCATTGAACGGCTTCTTTGCTGGCTTCAGTCATGCTATTAATTGAACGACTATTACCAATGCGACTTAATGCAATATTGCAAATTTCAATTTCTGAGGCCATTACTCACCCCCATCAAAAAGAACATCTGCCGTTGATTTTGTGTCGCCTGCACCTAGAGCCAGATCGGTTATTTGTAACTCTACATATACTGACTTCTTACCTTCACGTTCATTAATAGATTTAGACAGTATTTTGGCAACAGCAGACAGCTCAATACTTTCACCAACATCAGGAATAGAAACGCCTAATTTTTCTATTGTGTCGTTTTCAAGTGAAATACGTAGCCCGTATGGATATTCTTCACGAGTTTCTTTTTCACCTTTGGCATTTTCATAAGTTTCTGTGCTGGTTTTTAGATTGGTTAGTTTCATTGGATATCTCTCGGCTCAGGTAGAAAATAAAAAAGGGGCTTTCGCCCCCTTTGTCATCGGGGGTTAAACCCCAAGTTCTTTCCGCTTTTCATCTATTGCGGTGCGCATTTTATCTGCGCCCATATTGTGATGAGGTGCTTTACCAAATAGCTGGGTATATTGCTCACGAAGCGCATCAAGGCTTGAGTCAATCGCCACACCTGAACCGCTAACAGCAATATTACTTACGCCTTCACCAGTATTATCACCAGCCCCATCAGCCACACTATGAGTATTAAGTCGAGCATCAGCGCCACCAATTAACGCTAAGTTATCGCCAGCTATACCGTCGTACTCAACCTCTTCACCGATTTCAAGTAGACGCCCAGCGATAAATGATTTTTTTAAAACCTTATATCGTGACATGTCACACCTTATTGAGTTACAGCATCGTAAATAGGATGAGCATCAACAGTTAGGTTGATACCCGCAGTGAACTTACCCGCTGTTAATGGCCCTTCTGCAACAACGTATTGCAGGCGTAAATACTTGAGAACACCCTGAGGCACTTTCGCCACAATACGTTTACCTGCATTTAAATCGGCAATTGGTATAGCAACAGATTCAAAGATAGATTTAGCATCAGAGAATTTATCGTCTGTCGCGGTTTCTAACTTAATTTGAACAGTCGCATCACCTGCTGCTTTAGCCTGTTCAGTCACCTGTGCAAACAGCTCTAATGGCTCACCAATACCGATATCACGAAATGCGCCATGCACTGGCGTTAAGTCGATAATTTGCTTACTTACAGCAGATGCAGTAACCGCCTGATCCAGTGAAAAAAGCGTTTCTTTATCTAAAATCATTTTGACTATCTCCAAATAAATGAAAGTTAACGGAGCCGTTAAACGACACCGCAATAACTTATTTCACCTGATCTTCAGTCGTTAAAATGGCATCAACACGGCGAACAGGAATTTCATCGAATGAAACAACTTTCTTACCGGCAACTTCTGCCATAGAAATATTGACGTTTTACTGTTTTTAATTTGACGACGCATCCAGCTACGGATTTGCTGGTTACAATAAAAAACAGGACGCCCCATAGAGAGGTTAGGGATCTTCTCAATCGCTTGAATAAACAAGTCTGGTAAATCGAGTGTGCCCGCTTTTTCTGGATCTTTACCAAATTTAGATAAATCAATATTGGCGATACGGACAACATAACGCCAGTCACGAACTGAGATACCATTTTTCCATTGGAAATGAGTACGAAAGCCTTGGTATTTACCTTTGTTCTCATCTTCTAAAGTAACTTCACCTAAATGGTTTTGCTCTAAACCTGCTTTAGAACCTTTAGGGAAAATACCGTGAACAGTATTTTCACCCCATACGACTAACCACACAGAAGTTAAGTTACTTCCAGTACCACCAGCATCAATGATGTTGACTGCATTCTTTGCTTTCATATCGTTAAAGCGTGCAGCTAAACCCGTAAAGCGCTGAGGATGAACCGTAGCATCACCATAAATAACCGTTTCAGCCATTTGCTGGTTCATTGACTCTAAGAACGCAATTGATTCAGACAATAGAAATTCATTCTTTTGTCCGTTCAAATTAGCAAGGTCTTTATCAACTTCAGAATAGGTTTCAAGCATACCAATCGCATCAGTAACCTGTGCTGTGGTTGATTTGCTTGGCGGTACACCATAATTAAGCAAACGCCATGTTGCAGATGGTAAACCAGTACGAACGGTTGTACGGTGACCCGTTGGTAAGTTACCTTCAACAAAAACCATATCATCAAGAATTTCATTAGACTGATTCAGCAATTCGACGATCTTCGCTTGCTTGCTGTCAGGGCCTTGTCGTTTAGCCCAATCAACGAGAGTTAAAGCAGGCATGTTATTTCCTCTTTGTTATCCAAATAAAACATCAGCAGCACTTTTACTGCCGTTACTGTTGCCAGTGACAAGACCGTCCTCTGACATTGCTTTGCCAACACCGGCAAAGATACGAATAAGCTCAGGATGGTTACCTAATCCTGACTCTTCTAAATACTGTTTCAGTTCAGGTGAACCGAACTTATCCATTGCTTTTTGTGCCGCACCGATAGATTCATCGGAACCAAGCTCTTTATCTGCTTTAACAGTTTCAGCCCATTGCTCTGTCTGTTTTTGCCAACCTTCAGCAAGTTGCTTATTAATCGCTGGCATGATTTTAGAGCCATAAACATCAACCAGTTTTTGCGCTTGTTCGTTGTTTAAATTCAGCTCACGAGCAATCGGCTCAAAGACTTCTAATGCACCTTTATCAAGCTCTTGCCCTTCTTCTGGTGCTTTAAGTTCATACTTTTCAGGCGCACCTACATCTGATTTATTGGCATCATTTTTCTTATCAGCCGGCTTGCCCTGCTCTCCACCATTCTCTTTTTCAGTGCTTTTAGTAGGATCATCACTATTTGCTGGTGGCTCATTTTTATCTGTTGTTGATGCTTCTTGAGTAGGTTTCGTTGCTGTACCGCCACCGCCTTCACCTCCCTCGCTGTGTTGCTCGTTATATAAGCGACGCATGATTAGTTTCTGCCATAAGTTCATGACTGCTTCTCCCGTTGTTAAACGCTTGGTGTAGCTGCTTCATTTGCCATTTGTGCATAAAGCTCAGGGCAAACTTGGTGTAATTGATTGAAAACTTTTAACCCATAGTTACGCTCGCCCTCTCTAAATGCCATTGCATAGGGATCATTAGAAAAAGAGCTACGAAATACGCCAGAGTCAGAAATCAAACGCCAAATAACAGCACGCCCAACTTCTGTGGACATAACCTCTTTTAGCTGTTGTTCTTCTTTCTCTTGCCTATTTTTTTGTTGAATATCGTATTCAGTGCGAGCAATTTTCTCGTCTTCATACGCATCGAATGGATGTGTCATTGAGCACCTCCACCAGCCATAGCGGACAAGGCACTATCGTTATCAAGATTGGTATCACTGAGGGTTTTAGCACCATCAATAGCAGACTGCGCCATTTGCATCTGCGCCATTTGTTGTTGCTGTGCTTGTCGTTGTTGACGTATGGCTTGTACTTGCTCATTGGTTGCAACGATAGTTGGAGAGACACCAATTGCTGATGCATAGTTATCAATAGCATCATCAGCATTAAGTTTATCTAGGGCCTCTGGCTTAACTTTTGCCAAATTGCCAATAAAGCCAGCAAAGCGTTCGATACTGCCAACGCCAATCGATTTCTGTGCCTGAGCCATTACAGAAATGTACTCAACCTTTAGATCCATTCCTTGCATTTCATCAGGCGCAACGGGAAGTAAGTTTTTGTTTACCAAGATTGAGAAAGTGCGATTAATCAGCTTGTCGAGTAACTCAGAATCAAGGCGTTGCAGAACGGGCCCTAATTGCAATAGCTTCTCTTCTCGCATCTCAACAACGGCTTCAATCGGCATAGAGCGCGTATTCACCATTTGCATCATGCGGAATAAATCAACAAAATAAGCGGTATCAATCAGTTGACGAGTATCTTGAACATCTTCAAGTAATGCTTTCAATGCTACAGGTTGAACATCAAAAATCGTTTGAATTTTATTAGTAGGATTTGCCTCATCAAGATAGTTAATGCCTCCGGGTATGGTATTTACCCGTTGGTTTTTTAATGATGCAGGTACTTGTAAAGGTGGATTAGTCAGCTTATCAATCATCTGCGCTTTACGTTTTTGCATTAATTGAAGTGCTTTAGTACCACCTAACGCCAACATACCAGGCAAGATGAGCCGTAAACATCTTCACCATTCACTTCCCAACGTGGCGCCATGATGGGAAATTCATCATAGCCAGATTCACGTAACACTTTCTCGTTATCGCCTGCCACTTCAAGATAAACGGATTTAAAAGGCTTATGCTTTGCCTCTAACTTTCCTGTTTGTCGTTCAAGGTTTGGGTATACTGCATGAACCACTTCAACCCATTGGCTGTACTGGCTCGAATTCCACATTGATTTAACAGTATCGCTGACACTATCAATCCCAAACTCCATCACCAACTGGCGAACGGTCATCGTAAATTTGCGATAGCAAACATCAACACTCAGGCTTGGGCTATTCGCAATGTAATAACTGCCAAGGGGGAAATGAACAGTGCGAATAATACGCTGACTATCTTCAACAACCGCCATTGCAGCAGTGCCGAAAGTACCTAAATCACCATACATCAACGGTAATGATTGATAGAGATTAGAACGATTGAACACTTCGTTCATGCGTTGCTCGGTGGTTTCTAGCCAAAGTTTTACAGGGCCATAATCCATTAAATCAGGATCAGGTGTTGCTAAACGAAACCAAGGACGAGCGGGGCTTGTAATGCCTGACATCATGCCACTGGAAAGCACCGATGAAGCTAAAGATGCCGTAGGGTCAATGATCTTACTATTACGGCGATCGCCTCGATTAACATCAGACGCAGTAAAGCGCGTACTACGAGGACGAGTGAAATCTGACAATTCACGCCAATGCGGTTCAAATGAGCTACGCTCTGTTTCCAACTGATTAAGTTGTTGCAGTAGCTGTTGTTTCAATGGCGTTGACATAGTCACCCCTTATTGACCAAGTAAGGTTTTACCGCTAGTGGATGCTGAACTTGTCGCACCCTGCGCACCTGTTAGTAACGTAGACTTACGACCTGCGGCTGCACGGCGACGACGCATTTCATCATCACGACTACCCGTTACTGCCGCATCTTGTTCTTGAGGAGCTGCCTGAACAGCAGGAGGAGTTGTAATTTTTGGAGTATTGCCAAATGGATTACACATATCGACACACCTTTATAATTAACCAATATTGCATATTAAATTAATAATACATGCTATTTGACAATATTGAAAATTATAACTACCATTTTGGTTATGCAATGCCGCTGCATTTTTCTCGGTATTGTTACCACGACAGCGTGCTTTACCTTAGGACTGTTTGCCCTCTACTCCAGAGGGCTTTTTTTTTATGCGAATGGATCGTAATCTGAATTGCTGACGTTAGCGCCAGAATGAAGTGAAGAGTAATTTCTATCTATTTTGGTGACAGGATAGGCGAACGTCAGTGCGAGCGCATCACCTTTACCGGGTGAACGACCAAGACGCTTTTTAATTTCTGTTTTATCTTCTAGTACAATCTTGCTATCGATAACACGAACTTTGTATTCACCACATGACAAATCATCTGCGGTTTCCTGATCATCAATAGCCCCACCAATTTTTAGCCATGTCTTAACGCTGTTATACATTTCACCGCGTTTGTTCAGCATTTGTGGATCTGTTGATGCACCACCAAACTTAACTAAACGCCACACGCGTCCCCAACTTGTTCCAATAGAGTGAATGCCGGTACCATACCCAAAGTCGATATGAACAGCATCAGCCTTGTATTGATCTTCAAAGTCAGCAATGCGCTTTGCCATAACAACATCGTCAGTTGTTTTAAAGCCCGTCCACAAGCACTTACTGAATAAACCTTGGCGCAGATAAATCACCGCATCATCAATACCAGAATAGGCAGGGTCAACACCAATGATTACAGGCGCGTGCGCAACTTCTGCCTGTGTGACAATCCGCTTCATGGCTTCATCAGTTAAACCTGTTGGAATAAACTGTAGTTCTGACGCTGACGGGAACACACCACGAACACGAACTTTAAAGAAGTCGCTATCTTCGCCGTAGTCCTCTTCCCAGTTTTTAATCTGCTCTTTGTTGCTACCTTCAACGGTACGGCTATCAATCTGCTTGGTGTTCCAACGATGTTTAAACTTACGAAAGCACTCACGAAAGCGCCCTGTGTTACGGGTTGGGTTACCAAATGCTATCCAAATGATTTCTGTGCCTTCATCCGTTAACGCCCCTTCTGCCACTTCCCATACAAGATCGGCAATGTTAGACGCTTCATCAAACACTAAGATAATACGCTTACCTTTATTGTGAAGCCCTGCAAATGCCTCCGTGTTGTTCTCTGACCACGGTACCGCATCAGCACGCCAAGCATTAGCGTGATTAGGATCGTTTGAGTAGATAGCTGTCTTAGTGCAAGTAAACCAATTATTGGTAAGTGATAGACGTTGCCACTTCGCTATTTCTGGCCACGTTTTAGTCCGTAGCTGATTTTCGGTGTTAGCAGTGACGACGACCTTACAATCTTCGCAGGTATCCATACCCCACTTGATGATCATTGAAATAAATGCCGATTTGCCGATACCATGCCCAGAAGCACGAGCAAGTAATAATGGCTGGTGGCGTGTCTTTGGATTACGCAGATGTTCACCGATTTCATTTAATGCTTCGGCTTGCCACTGACGAGGGCCATTGTATTCTTCAAGCTCTCCACCAGTCTCACCCCACGGAAACGCATAATACGCATAACCTAATGGATCATGCGTAAATGATGCGATATCTTCAATGAGTTGTTCTTCTGGTGACTTCTGCAAAGCTTCTGACATTACTCAATGCTCCCTTGCTGAGCACGTTTACGAGCGGATGCCAACTTATCAGCAAGCGATACGTTTACATCAACCTGTACACGGTCACGGAAAGCGTTCACATCGACGTGTTTGCCCACCAGCTCCAATACGCGTAGCTTATCCAGTAGTTTCACTTTTTTGACAGTCACATTCTCATCAATAACTGCAATTTCAAATGAAGCAATACTTTTCCGCCACACAGTAGGCCAATCCTTGATAAGTTTGATATCTCCATTGTCATTGAGAATATCTGCAATATCCGCATCCAGCATATCGACCAAACGCTTGAGTACATTGTCAGCACTCATCTTGGTACGCTTATTGCGCTGTTGCATAAGTTGCGCGATACGTTCTTGAATACGGGGATCAGCCATTAGCTGTGATGCGCGTTTGCAAGCACTGCCAGAAGCATATCCAGCAGAAATTGCAGCATCAGTTTGATTATCGGGGAATTTGATATATTCCTGACAGAAACGTTCCATCTTGTCGTTGATAGGCATTGGCTGTCGTGCAGGTTTCTTTCTTGGTCTTTTGATAGTCATAATCATCACCTCTTTGGTTATTATGGCTATCGAAAAGATAAACTTCAATTCTTAGGTGGTTTTATATCATATTGATTATTGATCTTTACTAACAATTCATTATAACCACTAAAATCAGACATTTCTTTATGAAAGAAATAAAGCCCTTTTAACATATTCTCCACTAAATTAAATTTACTCTTAGGGCTTCCGTTTATCATTAACTCAGCAAGGCAATTCAATCTACCAATATCGTTAGTTGTAGCATACCCAATACATGAATCTATATTCGTACACATAGCCGTTATTGATGAATTAAGCATATTTATGACATGAAAATCATCAGGGGATATTTTAATCACCTCGGCTATGAAATAATGGTCAAATGGTATTGGCGAACTAGGAATCATTAAAAATTCGCTATAACCTGATGAATCATCAGATAAATAACTTATATGAATTTGTCTCCATAACTTGTCCGGCATAATATCAATCTTTACTTTTTTTGCTCCTTCTAATTTCTCATATAAATCAATAAAAAAAGAAATTTGCTTTAATATAGAATACGCTTCTTTTCCTAAGATAATCCGAAATGATTCACGCTGTAATTTTATTTTCTCTTGAGTTTTTTTTTTCTTCTTCTATTTTTTTATTTTTCTCTTTGCGTTCTTTTATTAAGAATAATGCAATTGCAACACTAGATGTAATTAATGCTGCATATTGTGGTAAATTTACAAAAAAATATTTAATAAAATCTACAAACCAATTTAAAATATCCATTTTTTACAACCATAAAAATATATTGTTTTACTATTTTACCTTTAACATCATTTCATTCCAGCCCTTTGTTACCCAACATTTAGCATCACCAGATAAACAGCATTGCTGAACGGGTAACTGTTCGCCACAACGCTCACACTTACGCTTAGATAGTTCCTCAGCTTGTCGCTTATACTCCGCATCATCTTTACGAATAAGCATCTGCAAGTATTCAACAACATCATACGGTTCACGACCAGGCATACGCAGAACACAATTACGCTGTAACATCTCCAACTCTTGATTATCCACCAGCAATTCAATCTTTGTTACGCCAAGTTCCTTTTGGCGCTTACGTTGAGATGCTTTACGTTCAGCGGGTGATTTAGCCATTTAATAGCTCCTCAGGCACATCGACTTCACCACCTAACACCACAGCGACAGTAGCGCGACAAATTGCCTCTTGAGGTGTATCACCATCGTAATAATCATCTTGTAAGTAATTACAGATAGCAGACCATGCAATTTGATAATGATCATAGTCATCACTAACCATCTCATTAATTAGTTCGATAGCGTACGTATCAATAAACTCACCACACTTTAACCAGTCGCTAGATGGGCTATATACGCAGTTATTAACATCAACAATAAACTCTTTGCCAATACGAACATCAACGCCAACGGCTTTACCTACCGCCCAATCAAGTGCTAATCCTTTTAGTTTTGAAGTTTTAACTTTCATCATTCACCCTCTGGCATTGGCACGCATCCTACATGCATCTTCTGACATCTTCGAAAACCTCACCAATATGTTCAGCTCGATACCCTAGATTGTAATAATGACGCCAATCATTAGTGATATAAGAAACTTGCCACTCATTACCGTAAAGAAACTTGCAGTGCTCTTTGATTTTTTCGTCAAATTCTTCCCATTCACTTTGATGTTCATCCATCTTAAAAATCCTCTTGCGTGACATGTCACGATTGTTTGATATGTTGAATAAGCCTAATATCATCAATTTTTTGGCTCATAATTTCTTCCCAAACTCATTCAACGATTAATTAACTCAGTCACGAACTTAACGCATGGTAATAAGTTCATGATTTTCTGTATTTTCAGGTAACGTTACCCCTATCTTTCCCTGCTCACCCCAAAGCTTTGACGCGCTGATATTCCACACCCTGCAATCTTCATCAAAGATAGCGTCCATAACGGCTTTAATCAGGTTATCGACATCAGGACGTTGCTGGTGGGGTTTACCATTCATATCAATGCGTTTTTTCTTACTCCATGATTTAGGCATAGGGATAACAAACGTTAGGTGAGCACCGCTTTCAGGTAACGTAAAACGGTTAGCTCTCATCTCGTCACAAAAAGCGTGGTACTTAACGACGACTGGTCTTTTCTTCCATACGTCACGTTGTGTCATACGTGGCTTTGGTACAGGATTGATATAATAAATTTGCTGTTTCATGCGCGTACCGCCACCAGTATTGCGTTCATACGGTTATGAATATCAGCAATCCTTCCATGCTGTAATGGCGGTATGCTCTTTCTGACGTAGGTTAGTGAGCCTTTCTGACAGATAACATGTTTATCCGTAGGTTTTGCTGGCTTCTTGGTCATTAAAGAGACTTCTTTTTTGATATCTAAATCACGTAGACGCTCCATGTAATCAGGCGCTAGCGTGTATACATAACCAATTCCGACTACCGCTTTGCGCTCAACAACCGCGCATTCAACCAACTTGATCAACGCATAATTGGTTGTTGAGCGATTTTTCTTACCATCCAGCTCTGAGGCAATCTCGGTTATTTCGTTAACTGATAACGGTTTTTTCTTGTCATGTAATATTTCAACAACAAAATCCTGCATAAATTTCATATACGATAACCCTTAAGAGATTAATCATTATGGTTAATATATCCAATTTGGTTATGTTTTCAAGTATAAAAAAACAGAGTTTTTAATTAAACTCATACCAACTTAAAACGCTCTCAAATCGTCTATACGCTGTTTTCACTACTCAGATATCCAATCGCATACCTACAACAAATAAAACTCACCAGTGTTTATTACGCTAAGGATTTTGATATCCAATAAACCTTATGCCGATTTATGTTTACGTTTATCAGCATTTTCTAATAAATCCATCCATGCAGGTCTTGGTCTGGTTTTATCTTCAAGTCTTAACGTAGGCTTAGGTATGACCTCTCCTCGTTGCACTCGCTCAGACCACATACGGATCATTTTATTTAATCGCTTCTCAACCTCCGCTTCTGTCAGCCTAAGGTCATATACCTTTTGCCTAAGGTCAGTGAAGATCCAATACTGCACCGGATGCCTAAAGGGATACATTTCAGCACTATGATAATTACACCGTCTGGCTAGGTATTTATTGAAATCTCTAAGCATTTCATCAAATGGAATTCCAAAAGCATTAGCGTCTACCAACTTGTCAGAAAGCATTGAAATGACATCAGATAACTCTGGTGGCCACGGATTACCATTGCTACAACGCTCAATGCAGAATTTAAATATCAAATCGAATTGATCGCTATTCAATCCGCTGAGTGCTCGTTTCCACATCAATGAGGGTTCCGTCCCGTTCTTGTTTGTCCATTTCTCCCCATAGAACTCCGTCATTTGTAGCCAAAGAGTCGAGATACTCTTGCCCATGTTTTTCTCTGATCTTGTGTTCCACGAGTTGTACGGCTCTTGATTTGCCACTGTTTGGATCGAATTTAAATTCTGATTTGCCATTATTATTTACTCCAGTATTGCTGTTATTCGCTTTAGCACGTTGGAATTTAATACTTTTTGCCAATGCCATTTCCCATTGTTCGTGATGTTTAGCTTTCCCCTCGGATTTCCAGTACGTAATAAATTCGGCAAGTTCAGTTGGTTTAACTGGCTCTGTTAAAGTGCATCCCCAAAAAGCAGATTTACGTAAAAAATCGCTATCAGGTTCCCATTCATCAAACATCACAAATTTACCGTCAACGCTAAAACCACCAGCAGGAACTCTGTCATTTAAAATAGCATTATCCACATCAGGCAAATTTCCTTCGCGCGCGTTACAGAGAGTTGTTTTAATACTTCCTTTCCCTTCCTTTCCTAAAGGTAGTCCTACCGTATCGCTACCGTAGTCATACGGTAGTAGGTTCATCTCTTTGATTTTACTTGGCGTTTTCTTGTTTACGACTTGATGTTTTGTGAAATTATTTATTAATCCAAAGTGCTTCCCATTTTGGGCAGAAAATAAGCTGATATAGCCACAGTTGGAAAGCTCCTGTAGTAGTACCGGAATACTACGGGAGGTTTCACGTATTGGAAAAACAGCCGCTTTTATTAGCTTTGGATTAGCATTGAAATAGCCTTCATCATCAGCGTAATTTAATAGCCCTATCGCCAATAAACACGCTGACTCAGATATTTCAGCCATATCCTCATCAGTCCAAAATGTTGGCTTAATAGTCCTGATACGGGCCATATCACCCCCTGATATTGTCTTCATAAGCAATATTTCTATTACGAGCCATCTTTAATAATCGGCTGACTTCTTTTCTGTAGTTGGATGAATTAATTGCAGAACATTCAACACAAACACCATTACTGGTAAAACGCTCAGAATCATGACCATATCTACATAATTTTCCCGTATAGAAACGACTTAAACCATTTTCAATGGCTTGCTTTCTAGTCACAATTTTCATCACCACCTCTTTTTCTATGATTAGTTAGCAATAAGATTATCCATTATTTTAAAATAGATCAACCTAAAAAGACTTATTGGTTATCAATAAAAAATTAAGGACCACCGAAGTGATCCTTATCAATAAACAGCCTTTGAATTATTATCGAATAAAGAAATTGATTAATTGCTCTCTGGTTGTATCTGCACCGAACTCAATACAGACATCATATAACTTATTGAGTTTACTCAGTGATGGTTTGCGTTTTGCATAGCGTAGCTGATGTGATAGATACAATTGGCTATATCCCGTTCTTTGAGAGAATGCTTCTCTTTGCTTAATCGTTAAGCCATTCCAAAATTTTTTAAAGTCGAAAACTTCCATGATTTCACCAATTTGATTAACCAATAAATAATAGTAACCGTTTAGGTACTTTACCAAAAGGGTTATTTTTTTGTTTAATACACCATAACTTAATCAAATTTGTATAAAGAATAGACACCAAAGGACTTGGAGAAATGAAAAGCATTGCTGAAATTAGAAAAGATAACCTGATTTATATTATTGAACGCTACTACAACGGCAAACAAAAACTATTGGCTGATGCGTTAGGCGTAGCACCAAGTATGATCTCTCGTTACCTATCACCAAAAGATTTAAAAAGTCATCGTGAACTCACCGATCCAATGTCACGCAAAATTGAATATGTGACTAGAATTAGCAAATATTGGATGGATGTAGACCACTTAAAAGAAGGTCATGCGGAGTCAGAAAAAGAGGAATATATTCCGACTGAAATTGGCAAGATACTCTCAGATAACATCACAACATTTATGTTAAACGATGGAATAAAATCAAGAGTTAAGCTTTCTGTCGATTCAGGGCTTGCACAATCAACAGTTAACCGCATTATTAATTGTGAAGCCAGTGCCACCGCTGAAAGCATTGATGCCATTGCAAAAGCAATGGGTCGCCAAGCCTATGAATTACTGATCCCTAAAAATGATAAAGGCACTATTAACTATGATAGAAGAGCCTATTCAAAACTTCCCACCAGCGAACAAGCTGCTATTGAAAACTTCATTGAATTTATCATTAATAAAAACCAGCCTATCTCCCACGACTAACCCTTTCCATTAAAAAGAAGTCATATACTGGCTTCTTTTTACTCTTAATAAATCATTAAATTTCATAGTGATAAAAACAAACATAACCATATTGGTGATTTATTTGTTTTCCATGGTTGACAATGGTTAATTTATGGTTATGATTGAAAGCATAAGTTAACCAATACGGTTAATTTGCTCTTTAACAATATGGATAAAAGAGACTGATTTTTTAATGCGCTCAGACATAACCAATTTGGTGATTAGTCATGATCTTTTATATCAAAGACGGTAAGCATGTATTTACCTTATCTGGCTTAAATGAGTCACAGTCATTTGACAATTTTAAAGCCGGTATTGAGTGGGCTTATGTAAGAAAGCTCGCATTACAAACAGAACAATTAGTAGGTAAACAAAATGTCAGACACTAAGCACTTAAATGTGTTGATTGCAAAAGCTCTTTTACTTAACCAAGATATTAGTGATAGCGAACAAGTAGATGCGCTAACAGCTCATATCAATGGTGATATTGAAAAAGAAGAGTTTAAGCAATATGACCACTTTATTAATATCACGCTACTTGCACTTTCATTGGTTCCTAATATCAGCAGTGAACTCAGCGAAGAGCAAATCGTTAACGCTATTATGTCATTTATTGATAACCCTGATATGCGTAGCGTTCGTCATAGAGTTAATCACTTTAACTCATTAATAAACCCAAAAACCGCCTCAATTGAGGTAGAAAAAAAAGAAGTACCTCAGGAAGAGGTGATTTTTCACGCCAGCAAAGATAACCAAAACGGTCAACATAAGAAGACGGAAGATATTCCAAAGGAAGAAAATGACCAACCTGCTTATTTTGAACCTGGTCGTTATCCCGATATTCCTAACGAGGTGTATCACAGTTCAAACGGTATCAGTAGTTCGATGCTAAAAGATGCTCGTATTAGTTTGATGTATTACGAGTTACGCCATGTAACAAAAGTTATTGAGCGTGAAAATAAGCGTTGTTTCGACTTAGGTAGTGCATTTCACACGTTAACAATGGAACCTGAAAAGTTTGATGCTGAATTCAGTGTTAAGCCAATTATTCCAGAAGGTGCCTTTACAACAACGGAAACAATGAAGTCATGGATTGACGAATACAACAATAAGTTGCCTAAGAAGCTCTCACAAGATGAGTTAAAAGCAATTATTGAAGAACATAATGCCACTCTGACACCGCAACTTTCCACCAGCGGAAAAGCCGAAGAGCTAGGTCAGATATACATGCAGTTGCCCGATGAATTTAAAACCATCCCCGAAGATGGAAAATTCACAGGTGCCGCAATGAAAGCCTGTATCAAAGCCTATAACGATACTTTGCCAACACCATTGAAAACCTCAGGTAATACAGACGCATTACTTGAGCAGATATACCACCACATCAATCCTGAATTATATTTGGCAGAAACAAATAAACCTGAGCCACTTAGAAAACCCGTCAAAAAAGATGATCTCATGCAGGTCATTAAAGAAGTTAACCCTGATGCTGTATTTGAAGATGAAATCATTAGCCAGTGGCTTAGTGACGATTCAAAAATTCATGTTCAAACCGTTGACTATGAAATGGCAAATAACATGCGTAACGCTGTTATGAACCACAAAGAAGCATCCAGTTTATTAAATCACCCTAACCGTGTATCAGAAGTGAGTTACTACGGCATTGATGAAAATACCGGTCTTGAAATTTGTGTTCGTCCTGATATCGAAATTCAAACAGAAAATAACCGATTAGGTTTTGACCTTAAATCAGTAGCACTTGGTCGATTTAAACAAGATGCCATTGAAGCCATGATCCGCAGAGAAATCATTAATCGTGATTATCACATCAGTGCAGCTATGTATTGTGATGTGGCAATGCTTGACCAGTTTTTCTGGATATTCGTTAACAAAGACGAGCATTACCACTGGGTTGCTATCGTTGAAGCCTCTCCTGAATTACTTGAATTAGGTCGTGCAGAGTACAAAAAAACACTGCGTGATATCCGTGAAGCTATGGATACAGGATATTGGCCAGCGCCTATCACCACTACTCTCACTATCGGTATCACTGACTTTGAGCAGAGAAAGTTAGAAGAACTGCAAAACGAAGTCGCTTAATAAAACTGCGCTTGAACAATCAGGCGCACGCTTGGAGTAAATATTATGTCAGAAGTAGCCACTATTGATCAGAGTAACAACTTAGCAGTATTCAACCCAGACAAGTTAAGTAGCCTAATTGAGTTTTCAAAAATAATGGCAAAAGGGAAAATTACGGTACCCGAACATTTACGCGGCAATGATTCAGATTGTTTAGCCATTACTATGCAGGCGATGCAATGGGATATGAACCCGTTTGTTGTAGCTCAGAAAACCTATACCGTTAACGGCGTTCTTGGGTATGAAGCGCAATTAGTAAACGCCTTAGTATCAAGCTCAACGGCTATTCAAGGTCGCTTTCATTATGAATATAGTGAAACTGGTTGGGAAAAACTAACCAAAAGCAAAGAGCTTACAAAACAACGAAACGGCAAAGACTATTCATTTCGTGTTCGTGATTGGACTGATGCAGATGAGCATGGTTTATGGATACGTGTAGGGGCAATTCTTCGCGGTGAAAGTGAAATTACGTGGGGAGAGAAAATTTACCTATCTAGTGTTGTTACTCGCAATTCCCCTCTCTGGTCAACAAACCCAAAACAGCAGTTAGCTTATCTCGCTGTAAAATATTGGGCCCGTCTTTATTGCCCTGAAGTTATCCTAGGTGTGTATACACCAGAAGAACTTGAAGATAGACCAATTAAAGACATCACCCCACACAAAGAACGTGTAAGCATTAATGAAATCACCAATCAGCAACAGCCAATCAATGCTGAACCGGTAAAAGAGACTCAAGGCGAGTTTATACCTAAGTTCGATGCTGAAACCTTTAGATTAGCCATTGATGATGTTCAGACTGTCGAAGATGCTAAAAATATTCGCGCAGAAATTGAGAACTTAAAAAATGAAATGGGGATCAACCTGTTTACTGAATTAAAAAATAAAGCAGTACAGGCATACCACCGCATTGATGCACGTAATGCCTTAGAAGCTTCTATTAACTCACTTCCTGAATCTGGCTCAATTGATGCCACCGAAGCATTTGAAAAAGTAGACAAGCTACTTAAATCAAGCAAAAGAAAACTCGGTGATGAGTTATACGAGTCTTTCTCTATCACACTTGATGATATGCGCCCTGAATACCAGTGATCCTATTTAAAGCGGAGCGATACAGCTCCGCAAGGAGTTTAAATATGAATATTAAATTACCTATCAACCCTATTCGTATGCCTGATGTTTTAAAAAAAACAGGACTTTCTCGCTCAACTATTCGCACCTTAGAGAAGAAAGGCGATTTTCCAAAGCGTATGTATTTATCGGTCCGCTGTGTTGCTTGGGAAGCTGAAGAAGTTGATGACTGGTTGAAAAAACGTTCTCAATCAAGAGATACACCTAAGTGTTACACCGAACGTAAGCGCAATGAAGCTGGGCAGTTTGTGAGCAATGCCTAACCTTCTACCCGTTTAACCAAAGGATATAACCATTACTCAGTGCAAGGATGCAAACAGGAGATAGGTATGACTGACAAATTAAAAGAAGAGATTAACGCACTTCAACAAGAAGTAGCTAGAGGTCACGTATATGAGTGGGAGTTACACAGACTAAATTTATTACTTTTAGTGATTGAGCATTACCTTTCAGAAAATAATTCCAAAGAGGCTCACTTGTGGGCGCAAAGCATATTCCAGTGGATTGACTCAGAGTTTTACGAAGAGATGAAAAGCAATACTGGAGATATTAACGCTTGGTTTAATAAACAAATGGAAGGCGCAGTAAGCACCGAGCAGGCGTTAAAAATAACTCGTGAGTTATATCCAGAAATCGAAAAGCTACGGACAGCTTAATTTAACTCGCAGGGATGCAATGAATAGGAATGAATATGAGTAAGCAGATGGTTTTAGTCGCAAGAACAAATAAGGTTGGCTCTGACTCTGAATGTGGATTGGGTATTACTGAGGATGAATGGGATAAATTAACTGAAGAAGAGCAATCAGAATATATCAATACTGCAATTGATAATCTTGTTGATTGGTATGTGAAGACAGAAGGCTGAGGTAAAGTGATGAAAGTTGAACAATCGCAAGTTACTAAGTTGGTGATAACTGATGTTGAGCGACATGATCCCATTCATGTTTACCTTGAAGATTACGGTGATAATCAAAACGGACGTGTAACTATTAATGAATGGGGTGATTCATGGTCTTGTTTTTGGGGCTCGATGGGCAGCTCACTAATTGAGTTCATTCAGCGTATAAATAATCACTACTGGATAGGTAAGTTAGATTCTAATTTAAACTCTGAGATAGATGATGATAATGATGCAAATGCTGAATATGCTAAAAAGAAAGTTATCGAACTGCGCAAAGATGATGAAATAGATAAATACGAAGCAAGGGAATATTGGGATTTAATCGAAGCATCAGATGATGTTAAAGATGATTGTTGCAATAGTTTTATAGGCGGTAAGTTACTTGGATTATTTGGTGATGATCCTTGGGATGAAAACTGGCCCACTATTCCTAACCCTCAATATCTAAGAGTGGAATCAAGATTAAACGCCGTTCGTGAGGCATTAAAGAAAATAAGCGTGAATTAAGGAGGCATTTTGACAGTGGATTAGTCACATGGATGTGAGTATGATCCCTATATTTATAATGGTATCCACAATGATTGAACTATCTTCAAAGTTTAAAAATATTATTTTTTGGGCGTTAACAGCGTCAATATCTTTAATTGTTTTTGGTATTTTTGTTATTGATATATTTGTCATCGATGCTCACGGGAAAGATAAGCTAAGTATTATTTTTTCCTATCTATCAACTATTTTTGCATTCTTATCAGCATTAGCTTTGTTTGCAACTATTGGTGTTTATTTTTGGCAAAGGAACGATGATTTAAAAAAACAATCTGAATTTGACGAGAGGATTATCCCAGAAATTTCCAGAATCATAAGGTTCATGCATGACGATACACGACAAATAATTTCAATATTTAAAGAAATAAAGAATTACAATATATCTATTGATCTAGATATTTTAAAGTACTCTAGAAAAAACTTTGACCATTTATATCAATCAAACAAATTTTTAGCAAAACCAACAATAAGTTTGAACAAAATAAACGAAAGCAAACTTATTAATGATAACATCATGAATGTTAGTTTCTCCCTATACAAAATAATAAAAGAATCAATAGAGTGTGAGAGTCGTCTACGTAGCATAATATATAGTTACACTACACTTAGCTATATTAGGAGCGAGGTTAACTCACTTTACCCAGATATAAATAAAAAAATGGATGAAGAAGATATAAATAAAACACAGCACGACCTAAACGAATTGGAGTTGAAAATATCAAGATTAAAATCATTAATCTAATAGTGTTAGTTAACCAAAGATAACTTTCCACCTAAAGCTTAGAGCCAACCATGACAATTTGACTTGTATTACTATTGTTATGCGCGGCTCTACTGTACCTGTAACGGAAGATATATATACGCAATCGGAATGCAATAAACGTGCTGAATATTTAATGTCAGTGAGGAGTGTTGAGGTTGTTTGTGGAGAAATTATATCTAAAAATTCAAGGTGACTATGAAGATTTTAAAATTACCTCCAATTGAAAAAATAAGTAAACACTTGTCATATGACCCTGAAACTGGTTTGTTCATATGGCTAATAGGAAGGCAAGGTATAAGAGCAGGAAAGCAAGCCGGTAAAACAAGGTCTGATGGATATATAGATATTAAGTTTGAATCAATTCCTTATCTAGCACACAGGTTGGCATGGCTTCTGTATTACAAAGAAGATCCTCTAGATAAATATATAGACCATATCAATTTAATTCGAAATGATAATAGAATTAAAAATCTAAGGATCGCATCTGCCTATCAAAACTCTCAAAATAAAATAAGCCCAATAAAATGTTCTTCAGGAGTAAAAGGAGTTCACTGGAATAAGAATATGAAAAAATGGAATGTGAAAATAATGCACAATGGAGTCAGTAATTATTTTGGTGCATTTTCAACTGTAGAAGAAGCAACTCAAATTGCTATCTCTGCTAGAAATAAATTACATGGAGAATTTGCAAATCATGATACAAAAGACTGATAAATACACCGAACTATCTGACTTCGAGATTAATAAAAAGGTCGCTGACTTAATTGGCGCTACTCCATTTCCATTCGGATCAACAGATTATCGTCGCTCCGCTGTTTCTGGTTGTGAAAGTGCAATAATTATTAGATCACCTCGCAAGGTTGGCTCATTCGACTCCTGCAATAACCCTACTGACGCAATGCCGATTATTATTGAAAATGGAATATCTAGCACATTTAATAATGGTGAATGGATTTGCACTATTTCAAACGGTGAAATACTTTCATTCAATGAAAATTTATATCGCGCCGCTATGGAAGTATTCTTAATGATGAAGGATGCTGAACGTGAAGCCAATACTTGATATGTGTTGTGGCTCTCGTATGTTTTATTTTGATAAACAAGATGACCGTGTTTTATTTAATGATATTAGAGCTGAAGAGCATATTTTATGTGATGGAAGAATTTTAAATATAACACCAGATGTTATTTCTGATTTTAAAAACCTTCCGTTCCAAGATAACTCATTTTATCAAGTGCTATTTGACCCACCTCATTTAATTAGGGTTGGTAAAAATAGCTGGATGTTTAAAAAATATGGTGCATTAAATAAAGATTCATGGAGGGAAGATTTAAGTAAAGGGTTTAGTGAAGCATTTAGAGTGCTTAGGCCAGGAGGAACGTTGCTGTTCAAATGGAATGAAACCCAAATACCTGTTAAACAAATCTTAGCACTAACGGACCAAAAGCCAACAGCAGTACAGCGTGTAGGAAAAAATGATAAGACGCACTGGATCTCTTTTCTTAAGGAGGTTAAATGAAAAAATACGACCTTATCTATTGTGATCCTCCGTGGGATTACAAAAATAAAGTTTCAAACGGTGCTGCTAAAAATCATTATCCAACAACTTCCCTCTTCAATTTAACCCATATCCCTATTCATTCTATTGCATCTGATAACGCAGTTCTTGCCATGTGGTATACCGGTAATTTTGTACTCGAGGCTATTAAATTAACAGAAGCGTGGGGCTTTAAAGTCCGCACAATGAAAGCTTTTACATGGGTTAAGTTTAACACTTTAGCATGGCAACGAATTGATAAGTCGATTCAAAACAGTGAGTTATTTGATTATCACGACCTGTTTGAACTATTAGATGCTGAAACAAAAATGAATGGGGGAAACTACACCAGAGCCAATAGTGAAGATGTTTTAATCGCTACTCGAGGCAATGGATTACAGCGCATTAGTGCTAGCGTTAAGCAAATCGTATTTAGTTGTTTAGGTGAGCATAGCGAAAAACCGTGGGAAATAAAAAACCGCCTTGAACAGTTGTACGGTGATGTAAATCGCATTGAGCTATTCGCTCGTGACATGTCACAAGGTTGGGATGCATGGGGCAATCAATGTCCTAACAACAGTATCGAACTTATCAATTCTCATTTTATTTGTAAGGAATAAATATGCCTGATATCGCAGATGATGCTAATGACTTAACGGATCTACAAATCAACACCGCATTAGCAAACAGAAAGCCACCAGCCAAAAGCTTAACTGGATTTTGTATCTGGTGTCGTGAAGAGCCCGTAACAGAAAACAGCGCCTACTGTTCTAAAGAGTGTGGTGATGATCATGCTCAGTACAAAAGGAAAAACGGCTAATGATTATTTTACTCACATTATTAGCCGTGTACTTATGGCTTGCTGGATACCTATTTTCAGAATCTAAGCACGAAAGCGACAATATAAAAGATATTGTCGCCAGACTGTTTTACTCCACAATCTGGCCTGTTGTTGGTGTGCTTTATCTATCGTCACTACTTGCTTATAAAACACTTGGCGAAGAATGACCGAGCGTTAATCTTTCTCTTTTATCCATCCATCCACCATATCAGCCCACTCTTGTAACATCTTCCTGCGCTGTTCAGCATATTCAGCTTTGTTGTAAACGGCTCTAACGCCATTTTGAACGTGTGCTAAACATTTCTCTATCCAATCTGAGTTATAACCTGCTTCGTGCAATAGCGTGCTGGCTGTGCGTCGTAAGTCGTGAACAGTAACCGGTTCGAACTCAATACCTTTTTCATTGATACGTTTTACGGTGCCATCAATCACGTTATTCAATGCAGCATTAGAAAGTGGCTTTTTAATATCATATCGACCAGGCATTAAGTAATTGCTTCCCATGGCGCAAACTTTCATACCGGTGAGGATATCCATTGCTTGGTCAGAGAGATAAATAACATGCTCTTTTCTCCCCTTCATTCGCCCTTTAGGGATCACCCATTGTCTATTTTTAAAGTCTATTTCATCCCATGTAGAGTGAATAAACTCAGACTTTCTGACTAATGTTAGCAATACAAACTTAACGGCTAATTTTAATGTTGGATAACAACTATAGTTTTCTAGTTCACGAAATAAGATACCGATTTCTTTCGGTGACATTGCCCTTTCTCGTGCCTGAAAAGTCCCTATGGAAGAGGCTTTTATTGCATCTGCTGGGTTACTAATTTCATAACCTCTATCTATGGCATAAGTAAAAACAGAGCCAACAATCTCACGCACTTGTAATGCGGTCGCTTTTGCTCCCCTATCTTTTATCTTTTCACACAATGCTCTAAGCCTTGGTGTGGTGATCTCTTCTAGCTGAAGCTTGCCGAATACAGGATAGATTTCTTTTTCAATAATTGCTTCTTTCATGGCCCTTGTAGAGTCGGCATATTGAGCATCATTAAGGAAATTGACGGTATAGTCTTTGAATACCGTCCCTATTTTTTTACTCTCAATACCGTCACGTTTCTTTGAAGCTGGCGATACACCTGCGTTTAGTAGCCTTTTTGCTTCAATTAATTCCGCTCTTGCTTCTGCAAGCGTGATACCGTCAGCACTGTATCGACCAAAAGTAACCGTTTCTCTCCTTCCATTAAAACGATAATCATATCTAAATGAAATAACACCACTTTTTGTCACTGCAACGTATAAACCATCTCTGTCAGACACTTTATAAAGCTTGTCTTGTGGCTTTAAACTTCTCAGTTTTGTATCGGTCAGCAT